GAACGCCTGTTTTTTGAGGGGGGAGCAGGATACCCCACGCGCTGAAACCCGCATAAACACTGGCTTTTTAAATAACCCAATTTTTTGAGTGAGCCAAAACAAGGCCCAAAACGACCCGAAAACCACCAAAACACGTTTTTTTTTATGAATGAGGAACTAGCCCGCTGGGAACGTATCAAGCTCGAATGCGAAAAAAGCATCGACACACACGGCGCAATTATTGAAGCTTTGACCGACCGCGGCAAGCCAGTGCTGCGCAAGAATCCAGCAATCGAAACACTGCAAAAGGCCCAGGCTGAAATCGAGAAACTACGCAAGACGCTAGCCAATGACCTCAACCTGGACTGAAAATATAATCGAGCGGTACTGCGTACTTACCGAAGACGCGGGAGCAGGCAAGCCGGTACAGCTCATGGACTGGCAACGCGGGCTAATCCGGGACGCGGAAGGTAAGCGCATGGTATGGCTGGAAATCCCGCGTAAGAACGGGAAGTCCGCGTTTATTGCCATGCTCGCCATAGCGCACCTACTAAAAGGGTTTAAGGACGGGACCAACCCGCAGGTAATTCTAGCGGCAGCGACCAGGGAGCAGGCAGGTATTTTGTTTGGCTACGTGCGTAACATGATTCTGCTCAACCCGCAGCTGCAAAAAGTGCTTGAACCGTTCCGAAAGGAAATACGTTTGAAGGGAAAGCCGGGCTACCTAAAGACAATTACCAGCGACGGCGGAAGCAACCACGGACTAAACCCGTCCCTAATCCTTTGCGACGAAATCCACAGCTGGAACGAGGTTAAGGGACCCGAGCTATGGGAAGCCCTGCGCACGTCCATGGCGGCACGACCCAGCCAAATGATAGCCATTACCACGGCCGGCAGCGCGTACAGCTTCGCGCACAAGTGGCACGAGTATGCGCAGCGCGTAGCGGAGCAGCCCGAAATCGACCCTAGTTGGTTAACTATTATTTACGGGGCAGGGGACGACGAAGACCCGCACAGCCCCCAAGTGTGGCAAAAGGCAAACCCGTCACTGGGGGTAACGGTAACGTACCAGTACCTAGAGGAATTGAGCAATACGGCCAAGCACGACGAGCCGACGCTACTTTCCCTGCGTAAGCTGCACCTAAACCAGTGGGCAGGGAGCGCGCAGCCGTACATAGAGCTAGGTAAATGGCTAAAATGCCAGGGCCCAAAGCCCAAAACGCTAGACAAATGGCGCTGCTTTTTAGGTGTTGACTTGGCCGCGGTGAACGATTTTACCGCTTACGCCGTGGTTTATTTTAATGGGGAGCGCTTTTACACGCAACAGTATTACCAGATTACCGACCACGCCATGGGCAAGCGAAAGCAAAAGTACCCGAACCTGGTACGCAACTGGATTAAAAACGGGCAGCTTGACGTCGTTAAGGGCGAGGTAACCACGACCGAGCACCGTATAGCCATGATTGAGCAGATTATGGAACAGCACCCGGTTGAGGGTATTTTCTTTGACCCGTGGAACGCAGCCGAAACAGTGGAGCGCCTGCGAAGTAAATACGGCAAACAGTTTTGCTGGGAAGTGCGCCAGTCGGCGCTTATGGTAAACGAGCCCATGAAGCTGCTTTACCGCATGGTTACGACGAAAGGAATTACGCACGACGGCAACCCGATTACCGCCTGGATGATAGCGAACACCAGCCTGCACATAGACAAAAACGATAACTGGACCTTTCAAAAGGACAAGGCCCCGGACCGTATCGACGGCACAGCGGCCCTAATTACGGCCCTGGCTGGATATGTTCACAATGCTAGCACGGGTATGAGTACGTATGAGGAATTAGATATAATTTTTGTATAACTTTGTATTTGGTATGGCATGGTATGACCGCATAACCCGCAGCGTTTCGGGTATTATAAATCCGAAGCCCTGGCTTTTGAGCCTTTTCGGCGGCAGCTCCACGCTAGCGGGCGAAAACGTAAGCAGCACTAACGCCCCAAAGGTTTCAGCCGTTTACAGCTGCGTAAACCTAATTAGCTCAACGGTAGCATCAATGCCGTGGAACTTGTACCGCGAAACGGAGCAGGGGCTTATTTACCAGCCGGGCCTACTCAACGACCTGGTAAGCCGCCGCCCGAACCAGGCCTACAACAGCTACGATTTCCGTAAAGCGTTTATGGGCCAGCTTTTGCTTCGTGGAAATGCCTACATTCTGCCTATGCGTAGCGGTAACGCGCTGGCTGGCCTGGAGCTAATCGACACCGACCTGGTTACCCTGGACACGACCAGCGGCACCCTCGTCTACCGTGTATACCTGAACAACGGTATAACGATGAACTTAACGCCCGACCAAATCATCCACCTTAAGTACTGGACCCTGGACGGCATCAACGGCGTTAGCCCGGTCGCTTACGCAAAGGAAATTATTGGTACGTCCATGGCAGCAACCGCACACATGGGCGGTTTCTACGGTAACGGTGGTATGCCTAAAGGCATTCTACAATTACAAGGCACCATTCGCGACGCGGACCGTGTTAAGCAAATCGGTCGCCAGTTTGACGAGCTGAACAAAGAGCATAAGGGGCGGACCGCCGTGCTTACTGAAGGCGCGGAGTACAAGCCGGTAGCTGCGAACTTTCAAGAATCGCAGCTTATCGAGAGCTTAAGGTTTAGTGTTGAAGAAATTTGCCGCTTGTACCTGGTCCCCCCGCACAAAATCGGCCACATGGAAGGCGCAGGCTACGCCAACAGCATCGAGGCGCAGAACGCCCAATTTATTAGCGACTGCATCCGCCCGCTGGTAGAGGTAATCGAAATGGAGTTTACCAACAAGCTGCTCAACGGAAACCGCCGCTTTCAGCTGGACATGAAGTCGCTTATGCGTGGCGACATCGCCACCGAGGTACAACGTAACGTGAGTTATTGGAACATCGGCGCAATGAGCGCAAACGAAATTCGCCGCACGGAAGGCCTACCCCCAATCCCAGGCGGCGACGAGTATAACAAGCCTATGCACATGGCTAGTAATGACCAAAACAATGGAGAAGGAAATACGGACGCAAGCGATTCCAGCGACGGACAGTAATACCGTCGAAGGCTACGCGCTTAACTGGAACGAGTACGACATGGGCGCTTTTGTCGAGCGCATCGAGCCGGGCGCCTTGGGCGACCTGCGCAGCTACGACGTACACGCCTTGTATAATCACAACTACGACCAAGTACTAGCGCGGTCAAAGTACGGCGAAGGAACCCTAGCCCTGGAGCAGGACGACAACGGTTTAAAGTTCCGTTTCGATTTGCCCGAAACCACAACCGGAAACGAGGTACGCACCCTGGTAGCCCGCGGCGACGTGGACCAGGCTAGCTGGGCCTTTACCGTAAAAAAAGAACGCTGGGAGAACGTCCGCAGCGAAAAGCCCGTGCGTATCATTGAGGCAATCGGCGAAATGTACGATATTAGCCTAACGCCGCGTGGAGCCAACCCAACTACGTCCGTAGCACTACGGTCGCTAGAAGAAGCCCTAAAGGCTGAACAACCCGAACAATTAACCCAAAACCCCGAACCCGTGGAAAATCACGAACAAGAGGCAGAAGTACGCGCTAACGCTTTCGTTGACGCGTCTGCTGTGCAGGGCAAGCTTTCCAAGTCGGAAGAGCGCAACCTTGCCAAATTCAACCTTATTAAGGCCATCAACGAAGCCCGCGCCGGCAAACTTACTGGCGTAGAAGCTGAAGTTAACCAGGAAGGCATGAACGAAAAGCGCAAGCTTGGAGTAGACGTGCGCGATATGCACGCCGTAAACCTGCCCGAAATGTTTACCAAGCGTACCCAAACCGTAACTGGTGGTACTAACGGTAACTTGGGTGGCGACTTGGTTTTCACCGACCCAGCCCGTTACATCGACTTTTTGTACCCGAACACCCCGCTTTTGCAGCAAGTTTCGGTAGCTGAAAACCTGGTAGGTAACGTATCGTTCCCGCGCCAAACCGCTTCCTACTCACTGAACTGGAAGACGGAAACCGGAGCCGACACCGCCCAAGACATCACGTTTGATAACGTAGTTATGTCGCCCAAGCGTGCCGTAATCACTGCTTCTATGTCAAACCAGCTGCTCCGTCAAGAGTACAGCCGTGGCATCGAGCAGCGTATCATCAACCAGCTGAACCTTTCGTTCAACAAGGGCATGGAAGACGTTATTCTTAAGGGTACCGGAACCAATAACCAGCCTACTGGTATCTACACCGCTTTGGACGCTCAAAAGCTCACCATCGGTGCCATCGACTACGCCGACCTTATTGCTTTCGAAAGCGCTTTGGCTAACGCCGACGCTTTGGCTGGTAACCTGGCTTACGTTACGCACCCCGCCGTATTGGCTAAACTGAAGCAGACCAAGCTCGACGCTGGTTCGGGCCGTTTCCTCGTTGAGGGCACGCTGAACCCAGTTATGACCGCCAACGGTTACAACATCCTTTCCACCACGCTTTCACCGAAGTACACTACGCCGGACCCCGACGAGTACGGTATGGTATTCGGTAACTGGAGCGACGTGCAGGTAGGATTTTGGGGCGGTGCTACCCTTATGGTAGACCCCTACACGAACATGAAATCTTCAATCGTAGAAATCTACCTGGAGCGCTTCATGGACGTGGCCGTTCTGCGTGACGCTTCATTCGCACTTGCGAAAGACATCACTATCTAAACATGGTAACGGTTAGCAGTTATACGCCGATTTCGGTAAACCTTACCGAACTTAAGGCCTTTTGCCGCGTAGACGGGAGTGCAGATGACGCACTCCTAACTATGCTTTTTGGCGCAGCGGTCGAGGAGTTTAACAGCTATACCGGCTACCGTTTAGGTGCTACAACTGTAACAGTGGACACCACGGGGGAAGCGAGCTATACGCTCCCCCTGGGTCCAGTTACGGCTATCACTAGCGTTACGGCGTACGACGACGAAGGCAACGCCACCACCTTGGCCTTATACACGGATTACGATTTTATCAATACCGTAATCACCCTAGACGAGGTACCCCCGCGTATGCGAATTATCTACACCTGCGGCGACACCAACCCACCCGCAGACGTCAAACACGCGCTATACCAACGCGTTAAATTTGGTTACGACTACGGCGACGACTTGCCGTACAATACAAACCGCTTTTTTGACCGCCTAGCGTTCCGCTACCGCCAAAACTTTAGTTAATGCTGGACCTACGCGTAGAGCTTTTCCAGCCGACTACGGCACCGAACGAAAGCGGGCAGGTAATTAAAACCTGGACCAGCGCCGGCACGTTTTACGCTGGCCGCGAGGTATTGCCGCAAGCCGGTGGCGAGGGTATGCCATACAATCAAATGGAAAGCGCAGCGGTCTACACCTGGCGCTTACGCTATGGCAACGCAGTGCGCCCCAACTGGCGCCTAGTTTTTGGCGCTGAAGATTACGATATAATCAGCGTCGTGCCCGAAGGGCGCCGCCGTTATTTGCTGGTTAAAACCCGACTGCGGGACAATGGCACGCGGTAATACGGTCTACATAAAGAGCCAAAGCGGTAGGGTTGAAAGCTTCGACCAGTTTCGAGAAAAACTAAAATCTTTAGGCACTAGCGAAACCCTGCGTTTTCGTGAACTGCGACAGCTGCTTTCAAAAGAGGCACGTCCTTTAATGACCAGGGCGCGCCTAGAAGCTTACAAGGGCAGCACTAAAAAAGGCAAGGGGGCCCTGCGCCAACGCGCTAAAGGCAATTACACAAGGTTCTACAACCTTTATAAAAGTATTGATATTTTCCCGAACAAAGGAACCGAAAAAGCCTACGTTGTAGTAGGCCTGGACGGGTACAAGGGAGCATACTACGCCAACTGGCAACTATTTGGCGGAGCCAGGGCCGGACGCAGGGGTAAAAAGTACGAGGAAATAACAACCAAAAAAGGCAGGGCTAGCGGCTATGCTATATACCGTGCGCACATGGATAGCGGCGTAGTCAAGCGCAAGGGTCTTCCGGCAAAGCGCTTTTTTGACAAAGCCCTAGCAAATAGCAACGTACCTGCGCGTTCTCAAAAACTTATAACTAACTTTGTACTGAAACGTATTAAGGATACCCTGCGGTGAACTATTTAAAGTACATATACGACGCGGTTAATGCCAGTACGGCAACGCCAGTGTACAGCTACGCAGCCCCGCAGGGCGTAGCCGAAGATTTTATCGTAATCCAGCTTAACGGCGTAGCAGTTAGCGAAACCAAAGACGAGTATAAAGCCGAGCGAGTAAGCGCTACGCTTTTTATGCACTACGCAGACGCCGACGAGGCGCAAGACCAACTGTCCCGCATACGCCACAACCTGCAACACTACCCGCGCGTAATGCCGCTGTACGAGCAGTACGTAACGGGCGACCTTGGCACGCTTGAAGGCGAAGACTGCGCGGCCGAGCAAATGGGCGTAGCCGCAGAAACTACTTTTACCCTGGCCTTTATGGACGGGTTGCAAATGTTCTACAACGAAGACAACGAAACCGTAATACTTGCGGCAGATTTCACATTCCTAATTAATTACTAAAATGGCTACATTGAGCGGCGGCGAAGTTCGCCTATTTATGAGCGTGGACGGCGGAACGACCTACAAAGCGTTTGCGTCGGAAACCGAAACCAGCTTCGAAATGAACGCAGAAACGCGCGAAACGACGAGCAAAGACGCGGCAGTTTTCCGCACCTACGTAACGAGTGCCAAAGCATGGAGCATTTCCGGCAGCACCATTATGGACGACGACAACGCTTCACTGTGGAACGTAGACGAGCTTTACGGCAAGGTTGGCGATATTGTCAAGCTTCGCATCACGCAGGTGGCAGCTGGCACGGTTACCCCCGTAACTGGCGAAACCAAAATCGAAGGCGACGCTATTCTTACGCAGCTTTCAGTATCTACCCCGGACAAAGACAACGCCACGGTAAGCTTCACGCTTAACGGTACCGGCGCCTGGACCGTAGGAACCAACTAATAAGCAAAGCGATGGAAGGGAAAAAGTTTACGCTGGGGGCAGCGCTTCTTTTTGAGGAGGTATCGGGGAAAACCGTTACCGACATGGGAAATCTAGGCCTGGCAGATATGCTAGCCATGCTTTATGCGCAGGAGTTTTGGGACGTGAACGGACGGCCCAGCTTCGACGAGTTTAAGGCTATGGCAGGGACTTGGGATATTTCCGAACTTACCCAGCGGCTTAACGGCCCTTTTTCCCAGCCGGCGGTCCAGTAGACGTACTGGGCCAGCTGGTGGGGCGTATAGGCCTAGCGCCTAGCGAAGCCAAAAGCTTGACGCACGCGCAGCTCGAAGCTGTAATGCGCCACGCGGTAGAGGCCGAAAAAGAGGATTGGAAACGTACCCGCTGGCTAGCAGCCGTGCTAGTCAACATAAGCGGCAAAAGTGTAAAAAAGGTCGTTAATGAAACCGACCTACTTAAATTTGAAGACGAACAAAAAGTAAGCAGCCTACGGGCATTATTGCAGAGCCATGGCAAACGACGTAACGAGTAAAGTTATATTTGGGCTAGACCCCAGCGAGTTCCGCCGTGGCATTCAGCAAGTGGATGCCAAGCTAAAGGAAACCAGCAAGCTGTTTAGCAACCTGGGCCAGGTAATTGGTTTGGCTTTTGCCGGCCAGCAAATTACGTCCTTTGCTATGGAAGCCATGCGCCTAGGGGACGAGCTTACCAAAGTAGAGGCCGGTTTTAAGCGATTTGGCAGCGCTTCGGACTTGCAGGCGTTGCGTGCATCCACCAACGGCCTAATAAGCGACCTAGACCTGATGAAACGCGCCACAAGCGCGGGCAACTTTGGCATAGGCGTAAAGGAGTTGGGAACGCTTTTAGAGTTCGCCAAACGCCGCGCACAAGAAACCGGGCAAAGCGTTGACTACCTAGCCGAATCCATTGTAATGGGTATCGGCCGTAAGTCGCCGCTAATCCTCGACAACCTGGGCATTACGGCCGCGCAGCTTCGCAGCAAGCTAAACGGCGTGAGCGTGGAAATGGCCAATATAGGGGACGTGAGCAAGGCCGTGGGCGAAATTGCTCGCGAACAGTTGCTACTTATGGGCGAAGGCGCGCTAACGGCCAGCGATAGGCTTACCCAGCTAGCAAAGAAATGGGAAAACCTAAAGGCCAAGGTCGGGCAGTTTGCGCAGACGTCCCTACTTTACGCAGCCGAAGTAGCGTCTTTACTGCTCACCGGTAAAACCATGGGTGGGCCTGGCGACTTTATTAGCCCAGGCGCCACGGAACCAAACCTACCCCAGGGGCCCAGCGTTTTTAATTTTGGGGCGCAGCCCGAACGCAACCTTACGTTGCTGCGTGAGAACCTTAAAAACCTTACTGCCGAGTTTGAAGGGGTGCAGATTGGCAGCACCCGTTTTTACGAGCTGAAAAAGCAAATAGAATCGGCCAACAACGAAATTAAAAAGCTTACCGAGCCGGTTAAAAAGGTTTTTGTAGTGCCAACGGCCGAAGCGTTGAAGTTCGTTACCAAAGGCCTGGCGCCAATCAACACGCAGCTAGTGTACACTGACCGCGTTTTGCGTAGCAGCGTTATACCTGCATACGACGAGTTCGCCAAAATGATACAAGGCGCTAAAGACCAAATGGAATTAGCCGCCCTACAAATGAGCTTGCTAAACCAAATCGGCGCGCAGTTTGGGCACATTTTTGTAAGCAGCTTTAACGCGGCCATGGAGAACGGCACAAACTTTTTCCAGGAACTTGGCAAGGCCCTTAAAAACTACATTACGCAAATGCTAGTGGCCGTAGGGGTAACCGCAGCCCTTGCCGCGGTAATGAGCGCAATAATGCCCAGCCTTTCATTTGGTAAGGCATTTAAAGGAATTGCTGGCGGTACTGGCCTTGGCAGTATCTTTGGCGAAGGCGGAATTATTGAGCTTGTAGGCAGCTTAAAAGGCTTTGACCTGCAAATGGTTAGCAAGCGTACGGACACATTTTTAAGAGCGACTAACTAATGGCAAGGCAGCGTTTTGCGTGGTCGGACTCCAAGGGCTACACAATTAAAATTTTTGCCGACACCGACCAAATTAGCTATAACCCCTTTGAGTTCAAAACGGCTAGCTGGTCCGTAACGTACGACGCGCAGGACGCCTACATACCAGGCATAGTGCCTAGCCGTATGGAAATTCAAATGGAGCTAAACACAATGCCGTTTAGCGCAGCCATTGAGCAGGTAGCAAGGGACGCCGAAAGCATTTTTTCCATGGAACTATGGAACGGCTTGAGCAAGGAGTGGGCTGGCGTAATCACCCCAGCAGCGTGCAGTATTGAGGTAATCAACGGCACGCGCTTTATGACAATAATTGCCGTGGACGGATTTTACAAGCTAGACCTATCTAGCTCAATGTATAAGTTTACCGGCGACAAAAGGTTAATAGTGCAGATAGCTGAAATCTTCGACCGGCTAGGACTGGACAAGTTATTCGACGGTCTGGCTGTTAGCGACACCACGCACAACCGATACGAAAGTTACCCATATACGTACGACGGACTATACCATACGTTTAGCAGGCACGCGCTGACGTATTACGACGAAAACAATCAGTACCGAACCTATCGCGAAATCATAAACGAATTTTGTATATGCTTCGGGTTGCGTATGTATCAAGACCGCGGCTTTATTGTGTTTCAGGATTTCACGAGAATCAATAATTCGGCATACACGTATTACAACTGGCTAGGTGTGCCGCTTGCTCAACGGTCCATTACTTTAACGCAGACGCTACCCGTAGAGGCTGGCGGAACGAAAATGTATATGCCAGCCATTAAGGAACTGAACATTACGCACGAGTACGGCACTACGCAGTTTGCGTACCAGCCGAACCTGGTTTTTGTGGAACATACCGACGTTACGGTGGACCAGTACGGTGCTTATTACACAACCAGTCCAGGCATACAGCTAAAGACAATCGCGGGCGACGGGACGACGCATTTCGACCTATTTAATACCCAGTTCCGTACGCGCATTAGCTACGACATGAACTACAACAGCCATTATACGATTGAATTTCGGTTTTTTATTGTGTATGGCGATTACCAAACCGACGGCACCACCTGGAGCCAAACCAGCAATTTATACCTAGCCTTTCAGGAAAGCGGAAATATCAACGCTGGCGGAGTGCCTGGAGTAATTGAGGTCGAGCATAACGTAAACAACTACCATTTACCCCCGCTGCCGCTAGCAGGCAGTAACATGGTTTGGATTTACTTGGAAATGGCGCAGGTGGACGGCGACACGTTGACGCTTTCGCGTGAGCGCATGAAATACGACATACGTCTTCACGGAGCCGGTCAAACCGAAACCACGTACCGAGCAGACAACACAGCGCGCATACTAGGCGAAAAGATAGATTTCCGCACGCGCCTTGGCGATATTCCCGACGGAGCAACGGCGAACCAGGCGTTTAGAAACAGCGCCGGGGTAAACATTGACGGATTTTTTGAGCATAGGTACGAAAACAGCGAGGTTACCATAAACAACCTGCTCAACATTACGGCTACGCGCCTGGCCATGCAACGCTATCAACCGCAAGAGTATTACGAACTTGATATGCGCGGAACTGCACGCATGACACACTACGGATTTTGGGGTAATACCTATTACATTCCCATTTCGTTGACCTACACCTGGGACAGCTGCCGGGCTACATACGCGCAGTTTTTCAGTAACCAGCTCGTAAGCAGCAACCTGCTAACCAAACGCCCAACCTTTAGCCTGGATGCGTAATGCAGCAAACTAATTACTTACCCCCGAACCTAGCCTATTATGCCTACGTCTACGGCGACGGTGGCGTAGTGGAGCTTAACACCTGCACCTTATGAATGCCGCACAATTTATAACTATCTTTACTGGTGGAAACTACGCCGCCCCGATTTGGGACGCTTACGAGGCCTACGTACTGGCCGACAGCGGTACCGTTGAGGCGGAAGTATGCACCACAAACGCAATCGCAAACCTGCTATGAGTACGCCATTTTACGACCTTGCTAGCCTAGTAGTAGTCCCCAGCGGCTACAAAAGCGGGAAAATCTACGCCCAAAAGCCCCTCACTACCGACGGGCAGCTAACCTTTACCCGCGCGAGTACGGCTACCCGCGTGAACGCAAGCGGACTAATTGAAACGGTGAGCAGTGGCGTACCGCGTTTGGATTACCTTGGGTCAAGCTGTCCCAAAATTCTCCTGGAACCCCAGCGGGTAAATTTGATTACCTATAATACGGCCTTTGACCAGTGGTCTACTAATGCCAGCGCAACGGTAAACGCTAACGCAGCCACCGGACCCGACGGCACCATGTCGGCAGAACGTTTGAACATGACAAGCGCTTCGGCCAGTGGAATTTATGCTATTGCCACAACAACGGCGGGCACCGTTTACACGCAAAGCATTTATATTAAAAACGACAGCGGCGCAACAAGCGTCCGCATAGGTACTGACGCGTTCCCAAGTACTGGCTTTATTGATTACAACGCAGTAACTGGCGCTATTCTTTCGCAAGGTGGCTCTATTATTTCATCGTCGGTAGTTAGTATGGCCAACGGCTGGAAGCGCGTTATTTGGTCATTTACTGGCACTGGTACAATTACATCTTTTGTGGTTTTTAACAATAGCGGCAGCGCTGGAAGTTTGTTTTTATACGGTGCCCAGCAAGAGGCCGGAAGCTACCCAACCAGCCTAATTTTGACCACCAGCGCAGCGGTAACCCGTTTGGCGGATGCTGCTTCTAAAACGGGCATTAGCTCGCTAATCGGGCAGACGGAGGGTACTTTGTTCCTTGAAATGAACATCAATAAACAAGTTGATTTAGGCGGTGCTGGCCCGAATGGAATTGAAATATCAAACGGTTCCACGAGTGGCATTTATTTAGGAATTGCCTACACATCGCCTATGACATTTATTGTCGCAAGAAATAACGCTGGCAGTTTTTCATCTTTAATAAGCACCACAAATAGCGCTTTAGGAACTTACAAAATGGCCGCTGCTTATAGTCCGTCTGGTTTTGTATTCTACCTTAACGGGGTGCAAATAGGAACAAGCGCAACGCTTCCGCCCGCAGTAACTTATAGTGCGCTTGCATTGTCTTCTTTTAGTTTAGTGGCAAACCCGCAAGGCGAACTTTACAACCAAGCCCTTCTATTCAAAACCCGTCTTACTAACGCCCAACTGGCAGAATTGACCACGCTATGACCTGGAAAAAGTACGAAATGAGTGCCGCCAAGTGGGCGGAACTGCGCGCAAAGATTGAAACCACCGGCACCGACCCGGAAGGGGAAACCTACGCAACGTGGGACCCCGTCAAAGTGGTGGCCGTGGTGGAGCTTGGCAAACTGTGCAAAACCTGGGGCGTAGACGCTGAAGGCAAGCCCGTTTGCACGGATCAAAGCACAAAGGAAAGCATCGATATTTTGTGGGCTGACGCACCCGTAACCGGGTTCGCTAGCTACGCAGTTAACGTGGCACCTGGCAGCGAAGCGCACCAGTTCGCCGGCATGACCTGGGAGTAATGAGCAACGACCATATTGCCGGAGCCTGGGTACTGAACGGTATTAGCGCGCTAGCTGCGCAGATCATGCCGATAGTAGGCGTGCTTTCCTTTTGCCTTACCATAGGCTACACCGTTTACCAGTGGCGCAAAGATGTTAAAAAGAATAACGCAGAACCCAAAAACTAGCATACTCGCCGGCATCCTATTTATGCTGGCGTTCATTTTAGTTTGGTTCGGCAAAAGCACATTAACCGAGGCTAGCGTATTTTTGCCTGCTATAATCGGATTTTTATGGGCCAAAGACTGACCGCCAACTTTACGCTAGAGGAGTTAACAAAGACCAGGTTTAACCTGGACAATACGCCAAACGCTACGCAGGTGCAGAACCTGCAAACCCTTTGCGAGAAGGTGCTACAGCCCCTGCGCGACGCGGTGGGACCCGTCAACGTAACCAGCGGGTACAGGTCAAAGGACGTCAATACCCTGGTGCATGGCGCCCGGAACAGCGACCACCTTTACGGTTACGCGGCCGACCTGCAAAGCCCGGACGGGAACCACAGAAAG